GATAACAGACCGTCGATTACTAGATCAACCAACCAAAAAGAAGATATCAAAGTTATTTTGCAATTCTAAGGAATTATGTCCCAGGAAACCAATCTCAACGTAGCTCCCTATTTTGATGACTATAATGAACCGGAAATAGGCGGTAAAGCTAAAGACTACTATAAAGTTCTTTTTAAACCTGGGTTTCCAGTTCAGGCAAGAGAGCTAACAACTTTGCAGTCTATGCTGCAAAATCAAGTTGAACAATTTGGCAATCATTTCTTTAAGGAAGGTGCTAAAGTCATTCCTGGTGACTTAACTTATATTGATAAATTTTATGCCGTAGAGATTGAAGCTAATTATCTTGGAATTCCTGTATCTTTATATGATGATGAGTTAGTTGGTGTTTCTATTAGAGGAGAAACCAGTGGTGTAACCGCTAAAATTGAAAAAGTAATTTCAGCAACTGAGTCTGATAGAGGTCATATTACTCTTTATGTAACTTATGGAGAAACAGGGAATAATAATACATCAAGAGATTTCAGTGATGCAGAGAATCTGATTACTGATTCTAATATTAGTTTTGGAAGTAGTTTTATTACTGCTGGGGAAGGATTTGCAAGAACTATATCCGTAAATGCTTGCTCTATTGGATCTGCATTCCGTATTAGTGAAGGTGTATATTTCTTAAGAGGATATCTCGTAAATGTTGATTCAGAAATTCTTATTCTTGATCAATATGATAATACTCCAAGTTATAGAATTGGATTAGATGTTACTGAAGAAATTGTAAATGCTGATCAAGATCCTTATTTAAATGATAATGCTCAAGGATTTAATAATTTTGCTGCTCCCGGTGGAGATAGATTAAAGATTACTGCTTCTTTAGCAAAGAGGGATTTAGATGTTTTCGATGTTCCTAATTTTGTTGAATTAGCGAATGTAAAAAATGGTGTTTTAAGAAAGATAAACAATAAGACAGAATATAATCTTTTGGCAAATGAGTTTGCTAGAAGAACTTTTGATGAATCTGGAAGCTATTATGTTAAGGCATATGATGTTTTTGCTAAAGAAAGTTTAAATGATGGTATAGGTAATAATGGTCTTTATAATGAAAATCAATTAACTGATTCTGGTCAAAAACCATCTGAAGATTTGATGGTTTATAAAGTTGGGCCAGGAAAGGCATATGTAAGAGGATTTGAAGTTGAATCCCTTGCACCTACTCTTTTAGATGTTGACAAACCTAGAACGACTAATCTACTTGAAAATCAAGCAGTTAATTTTACTTTTGGATCTACATTAAGACTTGATAGAGCATCTGGATCACCTAAAATTGGTCTTAGTACTTCTGAAACTATTAGTTTACGGAAAGATAGAGTAGGGTTGAGTTCTTTAACTCCTGCAGGAAAGGAAATTGGAATTGCCAGAGTTTATGATTATGCTTTAGAATCTGGTGGTTATGAAGTAAGTAATTATAATTTAAATAGATGGGATCTTTCTGTATATGATGTACAGACTTATGGAGATTTACAGCTAAATCAAGCAGTTACTTTAAGTGTTCCAACACATGTTAAAGGTGATTCTAGTGGAGCTACTGCATTTCTGAAGAATGCTGTATCTGCTGGTACTGCATTAACTGTATATCAAATCTCTGGAAACTTTATTAATGGTGAAAAATTAGTCTTTGATAATACATCTGATACTAGAGTAAGTATTGGATGGACGAATTATGGGTTAGGAGATGTAAGATCTGTCTATTCTTTGGTTAATCATGATAATGCTGGCGCAGGTTCTACATTCTCTGCTGATGTTATTCCTTCACAATCTTTTCAGATTGGAGATGGTAAGTTAACACCCGCATCTGCTGGTGCTGGAAATATTTCTACATTTACTAGTCCTAATATGACTTTCCCTGGTATTGTAACCAGTGGTAATTATGTTAGGTATACACGTCCTGGTTACACTGATCCTTCTTTTGCTAAGGTTGATATTGTAAACACTAATAATATTATAATAAGTGGAATTACTACTGTAAGTGGAATTTGTGATGGTGGTCTTCCTAAAAGTGCTGCACTGGAGTTGAATGACCTAGCAGTTTTAACTACAGAGACAGAAAAAACTGAGAATAATGAAAGGATCTTTGCTCCTTTACCTAAGAGAAATGTTTCTTCAGTTGATCTGGAAGGTGGTAGTGTTATTATTAGAAGAGAATTTGATGTAACCATTACTAATAATTCTTCTAATGTTCTCTCAGCAGAAGCTGGTTCTAATCAAGTATTCTTACCTTTTGATGAAGAAAGGTATGTATTGACAAGAGGAGATGGAAGTACAGAAAAACTTGCATCTGACCAATTTGATTTTACTAATGGAAGTACTAGTCTTCAAATCAATGGATTAGGAGCTAATGATGCTACTGGAGAAGCTAGATTAATTGCTACTTTAAGAAAGAGTAAAGTAACTTCTAAATCTAAGAAGAAGAGTTCTATAAACGTATATGTTGTTAATAAGTCATCAAAAGAAGGATCTGGCACAAATGCTGGTACTCTTTCTACAACTAGAAATGATGGATTAACATATGGGAATTATCCTTATGGTACTAGAGTACAAGATGAGAAGATTTCTCTTAATGTTCCTGATGTAATTAAAATTCATGGAATATATGAATCTTCGGATACTTCTGAACCTACCCTTCCTAATATAGTTCTTGGGTCATTAGATGGTCCCACTGGTAAAACTGATGATTTAATAATTGGAGAAGAATTTGTAGGGACATTAAGTGGAGCAAGAGGAACGTATGCTGTTCAAGTTGATAGTGGTAAAATAAGCTTTATTTACCTGAATAAGAATACTTTCCAAAATGGAGAAATTATTAATTTCTTAGAATCTGGGGTTAATGCTATTGCTTCTACCTTAGATCAGGGTAGTAAAAATATAACGGATAACTATACTTTCTACAATGGTCAAACTTTAACTTATTATGATTATAGTTATATTTTAAGGAAGCAAGGAATTGTAGCACCTACTAAGAGTTTGAAAATTGTTTATGCGAAGGGTTATTATGAATCTAATGATACGGGAGATATTACAACTGCCAATTCTTATGAAGGTTTTGATTATGGAACTCAAATTCAAAAGGTACATGGGTTTAGAAACACTGATATTATTGATGCACGTCCAAGAGTTGATGATTATACAGTAGCGGTGGACGCAGCATCTCCATTTGAATTTGGGGGACGTTCTTTTACAGATGATTTACATAGTACAAAATATATCTTTGCGTCTGATGAATCTGAGACAATAGCATTTAATTATTATCTACCAAGGCTTGATAGGATTTATTTGACTACTGATGGAGTATTTCAAGTTAAAATAGGAGAACCTGCAGACAATCCTAAGCTACCTCAACCAGTTAATGATGCTATAAATGTTGCAAACATAGCACTTCCTCCATATCTTTATGAGGTTAAGAATGCACAAATTACATATGTAGATCATAAGAGATATCAAATGAGTGATATCTTTAAATTAGAGAATAGAATTAAGAACCTTGAATATTATACAACTCTTTCTCTCCTAGAGAATAATACTGCCAATCTCTTTATTGCTGATTCTCAAGGAAAAGATAGGTTTAAATCTGGATTCTTAATTGATAATTTCTCTTCAGTTGGAACTCAAGATCTTAGTATTGGAGTTAAGAATAGTACTGATCTTAAAATGGGAAGGTTGAGACCTTCACATTATACTACTTCTGTTAGTTTGGAGCTTGGTTCTGATGCAATCGCTGGATTAGGAACTACAACTTCTACTAATGCTGATCTGAATTTCTTAGAAAATATAACCGGTACGAATATTAAGAGAACCGGTCAGGTTGTAAGTTTGGATTATAATGATGTGGAGTGGGTAAATCAACCATTTGCTACACGCACTGAAAACGTAACTCCTTATCTAGTGCTGAATTATGAAGGATCTATTGAACTTGATCCAAGTGTAGATGTATGGATTGATGTTAATAGAGTGGAAGTGAGAGATGTCCAGATGGAGGGATCTTTCCAAGGAGTAGCAGACGCATTACAAGCAGAAGTCACTGATGCTGCTGATGGTAGTCGTCTGGGTGTAAGTCCTGTAATTTGGGATGCTTGGCAAACTAATAATGTGACTCAAGATCTTGACATGAGCCTCGATGTTCGGATGGGAACGCAGCACCTAGAGGGAAGGCAGTTCCGTGACGGCGAGGATAGGAATATTGTTGATGCAACTGTTACGGCTGGTGTAGTACTCACAACTACTCTTGATCAAAATAGAACCGGTATTCAACATACTGTTAGAGAAGAAATTGATACTGAATCTTTAGGAGATAGGATTGTAAGTAGAAATATAATCCAATTTATGAGGCAAAGGAACATTTCGTTCACTGGCAAGAGAATGAAACCCAATACTCAAGTATATGGTTTCTATGATAATGTAGATGTCAATGACTTTATGGTTCCTAAATTATTAGAAGTTGAGATGCTAAGTGGTGATTTTGATCACAGTGAGAATGTAATAGGTACGATGCCTATTTCAGAGACGGTACAAGATAATTTTGCACCTTCTGTTCCATACATTTCATTTAGACTTGCTCTTCAAAATCATAAGTATGGTCCTCATGCATCACCAATTGATTTCTATACTCAGAACCCTTACAATAGAGATGTTGATGTTCCAAACGCCCCGCAGTATGCTAACAATGCTACTCTTTTAAACGTTGATTTAGCTAGTTTAGCAGATGAAAGACAACCAGATTTTTGGGGATGGGTTCAAACTGGAATGATCTTCAGAGGTCAAACTAGTGGTGCCGTTGCAAGATTAACTAATTTAAGGTTTATTACAGATAATGTAGGAACTATACAGGGATCTTATATGGTTCCCGATGGTAATGTTCCAGGAAACCCATTATTTGAAACTGGTAGAGGAATCTTTAGATTAACTAATAGTTCTACTAATGATAAAACAGAAATAACTACTTCTGCAGAAGAGATTTTCTATTCTCAAGGTGATCTTGATAATACTCAAGAAGTTACACTTTCTCTTAGAAATGCAAGAGTTACACATCAAGATTTTAGCGAGAATAGAACGTTAGCCAGTAGAGCAGCGGCAACACAAACAGCTAGTGGTTCAGTAGTTGTTGGTCCACCACCACCTCCTCCAAGGCGAGATCCTTTAGCACAATCATTCTTTGTTGATGATACTGAAGGTGTCTTTATTACGAAGGTGGATGTATGGTTTAAAACAAAGGATCCTACTTTACCAGTTTTCTGTCAATTAAGAGAAATTCAAAGTGGTCTTCCTACCTTAAAGGTGCTACCTTTTGCAGATATTGAAATTCAATCTAGTGACGTTAATATTTCAGAGGATGCATCAGTAGCTACTACAATTACATTTGATTCTCCAGTTTATCTGAATGGTAAGAGAGAATATGCTTTAGTCTTCCTTTCTGATTCTACAGAGTATAGACTTTGGATTTCTCGCATGGGAGAAGCAGATGTAACATCTACTGCTCAGGAAGCAGGAACAATTTTAGTTACTTCTCAACCAATTCTTGGATCTCTATTCAAATCGCAGAATGCTTCTACGTGGGATCCGAGCCAATATGAAGATATGAAGTTTAAGCTCTATAGAGCAGACTTTACACAAGAAGGATCTGTACAGTTCTTTAATCCTACGTTACCTACAGACATTGAAAAACTTAGAGCAAATCCAATTGATATTGATTCTAAGACTATTAGAATTGGGATAGGTACTACATTACGTGATACTGGTTTAGAAAAAGGAACTACTGTTGTACAGTTGAAATCTGGTGCTACGGGTAAATACGTAGGAAGTGCGGGAACTGCACATGGAGCACTTAATATCCTTAATGCTGGTATTGGATATACGCCAAGCAGTGGTGCTCTAACTTATAGTGATATTAGTCTAACTAATGTTAGTGGTAATGGAAGAAATGCTACTGCCAATGTAACAATTAGTGGTGGAGTCGCTGCAGCAGCAACCATTGCTAATGGTGGAATAGGATATGCTGTAGGAGATGTTGTAACGGCTTCTTCTATTGGTATTGCTTCAGTTGGTAGAAATCTAAGGTTAAGTGTTCAGCAAATTGCTGGTGTAAATGAATTAACATTGGATGAAGTTCAAGGAGACTTTACCGTTGGAGTAGGATATACCTTAACC